GATGTTAGAGGCTTTACTGCTATATCAGAACACTATGGCGAAGATGTACAAGGACTTACATCAATCATGAATAGATACATGACTGCCATGACCAAGAGTATTTTAGAACATAATGGCACACTAGATAAGTACATAGGAGACGCCCAAATGGCGTTTTGGAACGCACCAATAGAGAACGAAGGACACGCAGATGACGCAATTACGACAGCTTTGGCAATGCTTGAAGAACTGGACAAGTTCAACCAAGAAGTGGTTAAAGAGGGCATTCCTGCTTTTGGCATGGGCGTGGGTATTAACACCGGGCTCGTCGTTGTGGGGAATATGGGCTCTAAACAGCGTTTCGATTATACCTGCCTCGGTGACGCAGTCAATCTCGCTAGCCGTCTTGAGGGTCAATCAAAGTCTTATGGAGTTCAACTTATTATTGGTGAATCCACAGTTAGAGCAAGCCAAAGAGAATATGGATTCATCGAGCTCGACAAAATCGCAGTCAAAGGAAAAACCAAGCCCGAAACAATATATACTATAGGTGAAGTTGACCAAGTCAAACATAAAAAATTCCTAACCAACTACTACACAGGCGATTGGGAAAAAGCATTAGATCTAGCAATAGAACTTAGTCAGAATAGTAAACTACACGAATACTATAAGTTAATGAGTGAAAGATTAGCTGAAGGTTGTCCTGCTGATTGGCCGGGTTACTACGTAGCAACCTCAAAATAGTTATTTGTATTTGAAACCTTTAGGTTTAGGTTTTTCTTCTTGTTGTTTCTCTAGTTCGTCAATTAGTTCTTGTTTATTTTCTTCCGTAATTTCTTTACCACGTAATTGTAGAACTGTATTGAGTTTTTGATTTAATCTAATTAGATCATTGTCTAACATACGAATACGATCTATTAGAGCAATAAGAGTTATTTGTGCTTCATCAAGTATAGGTTGTACTTCTTTAGTTGCCCATACCCAGATGTAGTAGACGAAGTAGCCTAGACCAACAGCGGCCACAATGGGAAACCCATACTTGGATATTAGTTCTGCTATATCCATTTTAGTTCCAGCAAAGAGTACCGAAGAAGAAACCTACTCCAAATGCTACAATAATAAAGTATACTATATCCTTATTATCCCATAAGCAATTATGATTAGGTAATCGATCTATTTGTTCTTTTCCTGTTTTCATTTTAGTCCCGACGAGCGTCATTCTTACCATCAGCACGAGCAATACGATCTAGATCAGGTTTAACACCTAGTGCCGATGACATTAACATATCAATGCGAATAACATCATGATTCATTGTCCTAACACGATTATCCAGAGCTTTAATAATTCCAGTTAAACCTTTAACTGAACCCATAACACCATCCAGGATAAACTTCATGGTTAAGAAAACAAAGTATCCTGCGGCTAAAGCCCCTACGATTGGAAATCCTACTTCTGCTATTAAGGCAAAGATATCGCCCATAAAAGAATGCTCCTAAACATCTTTCTAGTTAACTACGTGTATTTATAAACTACCGAGTTAACTATTAAGTGCTTACTTAACTCTTGACCAAATATTGTCTGTGGTAAAGGTAAAGCTACCTAGGAAAGTCCAACTTACTGCTTCGGGTGGAACTATAGATAAAAAGTTATCTTGATCGTTGTTGTATAAGTGATATGTTTTGCCCACAATAGGAATAAAATTATATCTAGCACTATAAACTAATTCTGTGTCTGTGGCTAGATCAACTAATTCATCATATTGCTTTTTAATTTCTTCAAGACGTGAGTTGAGGTGATGTAGAGCATTGGTACTGCGTGTTTGTTTAAACTCTACAATGTTGTTTAATTTAAATGCTGGTGCACCAACATTGGTAGGATACGGAGTACTTGCTGGCAACTCCGTAACCATGTCAGGTTTTTTCTTTTTAGCCAAACCGTCTTTGTATCTCTTTTCTAAATTTTGCTTGATCTTTTTTACGCTGTGCTTTTTCCATAGCGTCTGTTAATTGACCAAGACTCCAACCTTTAATTCTTGGCTTACCGTTTTTTGTTAACATTGGGTTTGCTTTACGTTTGCCTGGATGTATTACTCCTGCCATGGTATTCTCCTTTAAAAAAGATATTTATTGGTAAGATTAGTATTGACATAAATTATTAATCAAACTATAATAACTACTTACTCTTGGATGCACCCTTCGTCTAGGGGACTAGGACACTG